GGGCCGGTGAGCCGGTAAATTGCCTCGGCATGCCTGTCGGAAACATTTTGGATGTGATTCCCTGCAGATAGCCCGCGGCTTTCTCCAGCTTCGGCCCCATGAAACTCTCGCCGCCTTTAAGATGCGTCAGCATATCAAGGCCCGTTAAAAGGAGTGACCCCTGAATAACGCTACCCAGGGCTATTGCTCCAGCCACCAAAAGAGCCATGCCAGCGCCCAGGCCGGTTACGACGGCGGCAATTCCACTGAAAATGGCAATCAGGGGCTTTGCAATGGTGCCGATAACGGAGAGATACAGGGCAACAATCGGTAAGGCTGCGGCGATGCCGGCGAAGGCAAGCGCCGCTTGCTGTGTCTCGGGATTAAGCTCGCGAAACCGGTCAATGCCTTGTCTGAGCCATTCCAAAACTTCAGTAGCGTACGGCAATAATTCGTTTCCCAGGTCGACCGACAGATCCTTGAAAGCCCCCTTCAATGATTTCAACCGACCCGCGAAGGTGTCCGTTTCCCGCGCCGCGTTGCCGATAGCGTCCTGCGATTGCATGACGATAGCCCGGAACCGCACCTGTGTTTTTCGGTTCTCGTCCAGCTGCTGGAACGTCCCCTGGAGGCCCATCTCCTGCATGGCCAGGGCCAGGGTGTTTTCGTTTAAGACGGCCCCCAGGCTCCGTGCGGCGGTATGGATCCCGGTGAGCGCCGATTGCATATTGTGCAAGGCGTCGGTATCGGCCATATTCTCAAACGATGCGATGTCGATTCCCATTTCGACGATCTCCCGGGAGAATAGCGCCGCCTCCTCCCGGGCCATGCCCATGCCGACGAGCAGGTTCTGCATTTCGGCTAAGTAGCTCATCAGGTCGTACTTCGACCGTCCGATGGCCCCGGCCATATTCGCCGCCCACTGCTCACTTGCGGCCGCCATGTCCTTAAAAACGACGTTAAACTTCGCGCCCATTTCCTCGGCCCAGGAAGCGGTATTAATCATCAACCCGCCCATAGCCATGAGCGGCGCGGTGATCCGGAGCATGCCCCACTTGCCGAACTTCTCTGCGCTTTTCAGCACATTGCTGAAGCTGTTCGACAGCTTGTTTACCTTGCTGTCCAGATCCTTGAGCCGGCGAACCGCGTTCGCGGTATTGGTTTCAATGGTGACGCTCAAGCGTCTTATGCGGGACATTTATTTCACCTTCTTCCGGGCTTCCGCGATAGCAATATCCAAGGCCGCGTTGGCTTCGAGCACGTCGCCCCAACTCATCTGATCGATATGGAGCACGATGCCGCCGTCGGAAAAAATGAGCCGCCACAGGGGCCAGTTGTCCCGGGCGGCGGCCAGGTATTGCGCGTATGCCTCTTCGCGTTCAAAGAATCGGCCGCCCGTGTTGAAAGTTGACGGCTTCGGCCACGACCTCCTCCAGTTCGGAGTAATCCTCGAAATCGTCCAAGCGCTTTTTCGGATCTACCACGATATGCTCAAGGATTTCGTCGATAAACTTCTCTTCGTTTAAATTGCCGTTTTTGGTGCATCTTTGCCGGAGCCGGACCCACTCCCGGGCCGGTATTTTTTGCAGCGTGTATTCAGTGTCGCCTACGGTCACCTTTTTGGAGCCGATGGCCACGATAAATACCCTCCTTTTTTTGCCCCTGCCTTTTTTATTCCTTGATGCTGACATCATAATCAGCGCACATGATCTGCCACTCCTGGCCGGTGATCTCTCGGCCGCGCTCCAGATTCGCCGGTTTGACGATCCAGCACTGCGAGCCCCCGACCATGGTTTGCGGCGTATTGCGGTCCACCACCCGGGCCGGGAACATCTCCAGACTCTTGGCCAGGTTATTTAGGTGCGCGTTTGAGGGGCTGGTGTGTTTCAGCGTGACGGTGATCATCCCAAGCGAGTTTGCGTTGCGCGCCCGGTCAACTTCTCCCTGCGCGCCGACGTGGGGAGTGTAATGATCCTCGTTTTTTTCACACGAAACAAACGTGCCCTCGGCGAAACCGGTCAGAAAGGCGTTGCCCACGACAACATTAACATCACGGGGATCGTAGGTCACGGAATCGCTCATTATGCTTTAATCCCTCCTTATACCCGGATTACGCCCTGGACGCGGACCGTATGGATGGCCCCCGCCAGGCGGAAGTCGAAATACACATCCGGTAGGTGACGGTTCGCCCGGTCGTTAACCGGAATGTCCAGAATTTCCGGTGCGGTGACCGTATATTCGCCGTTGCCGTCGTCATCCACGGCGATAATGCCCTGGCGCACAGCCAACTGCATGACTGCCTCCACCTCGGCCACCACCAGAGCGATGCCCCGGGAATCGTAGGGGACCTTAGGCGAGAGGAACAGCAGCCGGCTGATCCCTTCCGCCAGACGCGCCTCGACGAAGTCTTGGCTGCGAATCACATCAATAAACTCGTTCCCGGTGGTCATCCCTTCGGAAGTCTGCAGCACCCCGTACTTGCTCAAGTAGGTATTGCAGTTTGCCGCATGCAGATCGGCGAGTTGCGTGCTGCTTACCTCCGCCGCGGCAATCCCGGTCAGAGTCTTGAACTTCCAGGTGATCTGCCCGGGCAGGTACGGCGCGCACTTGCCCACCCAAGCCGCCTCCGGATGCAGGTCTGGATCGTCGTGCCACATGATTGCGGTGCGCTCGCTGGCCAACTGGCCGGCCAGGATCACCGTGTTGGCCACGGAGAGATTCGGGCGGACGAAATACAGCCGCTGATTTGCGGCCACCCAGGCGCTGACCGCCTTAATCTCATCCGGCCCGCCCTGGTCGGTTAAGAGGAAATACCAGTCGCTGCGAGAACGCATAAGCCGGTTGAGTGCCACCACCATGCCGCCGGCCAGGTCGTCGTAACCGCCCTCGAGGGTGCCGGTCACGGCGAGATCGTCCTTGGTGAACTCCACCTCCCCGCCGGTTACGACGGTATCGGCGAACCCTGTCGTCCCGTCGATCTCCGCAGCAATACTGGCAAAAGTTGGGGTAGCGTCGCCTACATCGATGGTCAGCGTGCCGCCGGTATAGGACGCGCTCAGCCCGCCCCCACCGGAATCGACAAATACCACCTTTACCCCGTTGCCTTTCGATTTGGCCAACGCGCCCTCGGAATCGGGGGTGATGGTGAGCGATGCCGTGCCGGCGGCGTTTTCGATAGTGACAGATGCTTCGTCACCCTCTGCCTCCAGGTCAACCCCGAATATCGCTACGCGCTCGGGCCGGGGGCTCTGCGCGAAGATCGCCTGGGCCATCTTGTAGACGTCGGTGCCCACGGCGAAGCCGGCCTCCTCCACCGCAGCGATATCGGCGCACAGGGTGTACGGCACATCGACGCCGGTACCGAAAAGCAGCGGCAGCCCGAAACCGAACTGGGTCAGCGGCTGGGTCATCCTGGTAATAACAATAGTCACGTCGGAATTAGGATCATGGACCACTGCAAATTCACTCCTTTCGCTGGATATCCGCGGTCTCAATAGTATCCGAGTACCGCGCAATACTGCTTGTTACCCGGAAGCGCACATCGAAGCCAACGCGGCGCTGCCAGGCGTCTATCAGGTAAGCGTCCCGGCTGGTAAGCGCCATTATTTCGGCCGGAATAATTCCCCGGTTTTTGAGCCAACCGTAGCCGTCCACCTCAAACCAGCGAATCGCGGCCAGGCCGATGGCATGGGATTGATCCCGATCTGCGGCATGAACGGTGAATGAGCAGACCATTTCGTCATTTGAGCGCCGGGTGATTCGCACGTCAGATTCAAAGTCCTTCGGCGGGTCGTGTCCCCACCTCGACGGGTCGTACGGCACGATCTCTTCAAATTCCGGCGCCCGCCCCGGTTCTGGAATGTAGAGCGATGTGAAGTTCATGGTGATGTACGGCTGCGGCGGTTCCGGCGCCTCCGGGTTGACGAATACCACCAAAATGCCGTCGTAAGCCTCCCGCAAGTACGCCTGCAGGCCGGCTTGGATGTTATTCCGGACGGCGGCGAAATCAAGCACCGGCCTCACCCTTCCGCGCCAGGATATACACCCGCAAGCCCGAGGCGTATGCCGAGTAGTCCTTCTCGGCGCGCACCAGGTAGCGCACACCGCGCGCCTCTACCTCCTGGCCCTGGACTAGGCGGCGGTGGATATACAGCTTACGGTCGTTGGCGGTGTAGGCGCCGCCCTCGGCCTGCTGTAACTCGTCGCCGGAGAGGGGCAGGATCGCACCGCGCACTATTTCGGTTTTTTCTTCACCGGGCGCGAACTTGCCATCCTCGCTCCAGGTTCCGTCGGGATTGCTAATGATAGCCACGACTGTCTCGTAACGCCTTAAAAACTGCTTAAAGTCCAGGGGCATGTCCGCTTCACCGCCCTATTATCCGCTGCTCCAGTAGCGCCAGGATTTTTTCGGATGCCCGAGAGGCGATCCGGCGCTCGTTCTCGTCGAACGCTTTCCTAAGCGGAGCGAGCTCCGGCATCACCCCCGTGCTCTTGCCGCTCTTATGCGCCCGGGGGGCGGTGCCGTATTCCACGATTGTTGTGTGCGGGGCTGTATTTTTGACCATCCCCACGTGCCGCGTCGCGGCCGTCTGCCGCACATCGGCCGCAATACCGGCCAGCAGGTTGCCGGTTCGCTGCGTGGTTACCTCTCCGTATTTCCGGCGCACCGCCTGCTCCATTTCGCCGGTAGCCTCAGCCACGACCGCGCCTATCTCGCCGGGCATCTCCCTGATCAGCTGCTGCAGGT